CTGCAATCGACGGCTTAAATGTTTCTTACACGGTAAACCCGACTCAAGTTATTGATGAAAACGATAATCCTGTTTTTGAAAATGGCGATCCAGTAATGGAAGTTAAAACTTATCCTGCAAGGTGGCTTAATCGGGGTGTGCTGCAAAAAGATGGTGTGTTTACCTTTATCACTGGTAATGAGGCAAATGGCAGCATTCGGCTGTATCGCCAGCACATCGCCCTGGAAGTCGGTGACGTGGTACGAGTTGCGCCTGGTTGTGACCAGTCACACAAAACCTGTCACGAGAAATTTAATAATCATTTGCGCTATGGTGGGCATCCGAATATGCCGACTGAAAACCCATTAGAAACGCAAATTATTAAGTAGGAGCATGTAATGCTTGTTTTATTGCTTTTGGTCTTGATTTTTGTTCCTGCTTTTTTATCAAAAACGAATAGTGATTTTGACTGTAAAAACTCTAAAGTTGAGAAAGCTATTATCCCGATACTACTTATTGCGGCAGCTGCTGTCTCTCTTGCTGTCGGTATCTACACATTTCTGCAAATGCGCAAAATGCAGAAGAAAAACCGCCCAAAGGCAGGCCAAATTGACGGCACAATTGCGGACGAAGGTGTGTCTTTTTGCGACATCGCAGGCAGCCCACACGTACATCCAAACATCACCGATTTGTGGAATAAAAAAAGTAAGGCGATTAAGCAAAAATCAGGTGGTTTTTTAGGGATTGGCAAGCAAACACAAGTCACTGGGTATCGTTATTACACAAGCTTCGCAGCATTTATCGGGAATCGCATTGAAGTTTATTGCGATTAATTTTGATAATCGTGGCTGGATTGTGCATGACCCTACAAAACACCCTGTAAATATGCTACCAATCAATGCGCCTAGCTTGTTTGGTCAAGACGCAGGCGGTGTAGTGGGTAATATTGATCTTGAATTTGGCTATCCACAGCCACAGCAAAACCTAGCGTACAAACAGCATTTTGACTTGGTTTCTGCATACCCTTATCAGTCTTATTTGGTTTTTCGTGGCAATACGATTGATCAACCGTTTTATTTCGGCAACTCAAACTACATGAAAGAAATGTTGCTTTGGGTGAAGCGTACGCGTGTTAGAAACGATGGGCAGGTGCAGTGGTATGAAGTGCGAGGTGATGGAGCGGTGGTTTGTGAGATAGGGGCTAAGAGTGAAAGTGGGGGGGCGTTATTCCCTAAAGTCGATACACCACATGGAAAAACATTTAGAAGTACCAGTAACTGGCTCTCATCAACAAAAGGAACGTATCAAGAAATACAGACTACCGTATTTAAAAAAGCAGATAGTCTTCCTATGTTGACAGAAGAAGTCATTAACAACTGGAAAGTTGGACTGTTTTTTAAGCCAGATACTGTAGGATACGATACTTATAGCAATGACGGACAGGCGACTTGGTGGATAGCACATCATGTCGACTTTAATTATAGCAGTGCAAAAGAAGATCTTAAGAGTGGGGGCGCAACTACCACTTTTAATTTAGATGCGTTCGATGAAGACAGGGTAGTTTTTTTTGAGTTCTTCTCTCGCACGCACATGGAAGAAATCAAAATAGAAGGTGCAGATTGGTTTTTATCTCGCTTTACTGAGTTTGGAAGCTTTAGTGTAGCTGGCTCATCTGCACCAGTTCGGCATGCGGGAGCACTATATCTAAGCCGAGAGCAAACACTGAGTGGTAGTTTTGTTACAAAAATGGGGGCTGATAGCGATGGCACAGATCTATTTACAGTCGCAAGCATGCGATTCTTTTTTGTTGCTGCTCTAGACTCTCTAAGCTCGAGTTCCGGCGTAGACATCAACCCGATTCATAAAATCCGCGAAATCCTTACAGACGACACAGCAATGGATAAGCCAGAGACTGATGTTGATGGTGTAAATTTCATGAAAGCAGCAGATAGAATTTACGATGAGGGGTTAGGGATATCGTGGGCTATTGATGAGAAATCCTGTATCGATGCAATTGAGGAGCTTTGCTATCACATTGAAGCTGGAATTCGTGTCAATCGACAAACTGGTTTGTATGAAATGGTTTTATTCCGTGATGACTGGTTTTCCGAAGATGAGATTCATGATATTGCTGAAAATAGAATCAAGGATCTATCGCTTGAAGTCATGAATAGTGACGACATCGTAAATCAACTCAACGTCACATATTACGACCGTGAGCGTATCAAAAATTCAACTTTCTCAGTTTATGAAAACGGCTCAATTTTAACAATGGGCAAGGCAAATGCTGAGTCTATTGAATTTCCGTATTTTATGAATATGCGAAATGCTGAAATTGTGGCGAATTGGAAGTTGAAGCAATACTCAACACCTGCATGGAAAGGCACACTCACAACAGGTTGGCGTGAAGCTAGAAAGTGGAATCGCTATGACTTGGTGAAAATTAATTGGTCTAAAAAGTGGGAAGGCACAATTTTGGCTCGCATCATGAAAATTGATTTAGGCAACGGCTTAAACAATGAGGTGATGATTGATTTTGAGGAAGTTGTGCCGTATTCGGGCGAAATGAACACAAGCATTGTGGTTGATGATTCGACTGAAGAAAAAGCCGAGCCTGCTAAGCCTGCAATTGGTGAAACTTTTGAAGCACCTTACCACATTGCAGTCCAAAATATCGGGCAGCGAAAAGTTGATGAGGAGCTTGCTCATAATCCAGACGTGGGTTTTACATTCTCAACATATCGCAGACCGCAATGGAATGCGCTATATACAGAGATCACAACCATTAATGCAGACAATCCTGAAAATGGATGGGTGGTTGATGGTAATGCCGAGTTTGTAACAGGCGGTCAGTTTGATCAGGTTGTATCGAGAACAGCAACGCAAATTTCAGTTAAAAATATAAACATTGAAGGTTTGTTCGGTAGTGGCGACTTGATTGTAGCTGGTAGTTGGCTCATTGGTGCTGATGGTTTATATGAGTTCATGCTTGTTGAGGATTTTGATAAAGAAACCAATATTTTAACCGTTAAGCGTGGTGTATTAGACACACTGCCTGACCAATGGGATGATAACATTTGGTTTTTTGTGTCAAATGCAGATGATGGCTTGTTTTCATTAACAGAGTATTCGGCAGGCGATAACGTCAGAGCGTCATCATTAACAGTTACGCCAAGCTCTAAGCTAGCGCATCTTGGCAGTGCGCCTGTTTATATGCGCTCTCGTGCAATTCGTCCATATCCACCCGCTAATGTGAAAATTAATGGTGAGTATTGGCCTGCTGAAATTGAAACAGATTTGATTCTGACATGGGCAGATCGTAATCGCTTGCAACAAACAGGTGGGGAAATTCTTAGCTGGTTTGATGGTGGCGTTACAATTGAAAGTGGCACTTCAACAATGCTAACTATCAAAGAGCTCGATGTAGATGAACAGGTTGTTGCTACGCACAACATAGATGCCACTGGAACCAACACTTACACTTTAGCAATTTCAGCAATGCAAGCGAATACGCGATTTGTGAAAGTTACACTAAAGACTATGCGAGATGGTTATGAGTGTTTACAGCCATTTGATTATACAGTTGAATTGTCACAATTCTTCTCAGCACCTTACGATTTAACAGTTGAGTTTAAAAATGACTAATCGTTTAGAGCTAAATTGGAAATTAGACGGCTTTGTCGATGAGCAGCGTTATTACTGCTCTGAAACACCGATTGATGTAAACAACTTGCCAGTGCCGAAGGTAATCATAGCAGAGGATGCTCGTACATATACCGACACAGCAATTGAGGTTGGTAAAACATATTATGTTGCTGTTAGCTCTGTAAAGGGCAGCATCGAAAAAGTTAGTCAAGTGATAAAGGTTTTTGCTGGAGGCGACCCACATTGGGATAAAGTAGTAGCCCTACTTCATCTTGATGGTGATTTGGTGGACGTGCGTGGAAATAAGTGGGCGAGACAAGGTGGAATGCAGCTTAGTTACACTGACCCGAAATTCGGCAGTGGTTGCGCCTATTCAGATGGTTCTTATGATTCAAATCTGCACATGACATCACCTATCCCCAAATTACTTGATAGTGATTTTTGCATAGAAATGTACTACAAGCCCGTTAATACGGAAACTTGGTATAGTATCTTTAATACTTACGGAGTAGGAAATACTGCGGAAAGAAATCTAATAATTAGCAACGAATTTGGAAAATTAACAGCCACTTTAATCACCATTACAGACGATAATGATTTCACACTAAACAAATGGCACCATGTTGCATACACAAGACAAGGAGGTACTTTAAGATTATTTTTAGATGGTGTTTTAGTGGGTTCGGGAACCATTACTGGAAGGGTAAGAACTGATGCAATCTATATTGGTCAGCAACCATACAGTCTGGATTGGTCTGTTCCAGGATTTTACGATGAACTACGTATAACAAAAGGCGTAGCACGTTACACTGCAAACTTCCCCCCACCTGATGCACCGTTTCCAAATTATTAATTTACATAACGCACCTTCGGGTGCTTTTTTATTACCAAAATTAGGGGGCGAAATGCCAAATGATCCACCAGTAGAGCCGAAAGGCTCTTTTTTAATGCCAATTTTATAGGGGGATGTATGCCTGAAAATAGGCCGTACAACAATAATGGGTGGGAGGGAAAAATTGACTCCATCCATAAAGACATTCGATTGATCCTGGAGCATGTTGCACGCCAAACCTTTATTAACGAACACCATGAGAATGCAATTGCCAAAATTCAAAAAGAACTTGATGCCCTTGAGTTAAAGGTAGCAAGCCTTGAAAACAGGTCTGCAATTCAGGATGGAGGTCTTGGCTTCTTAAAGGGATTGCTTGGGCTTTGTGGTGGAACAATTATAGCTGCATGCATCTGGGTAGGCGCGTCAATCATTCAAATCAATCAAACACAATCACTAATGAAAGAGAAAGTCACTCGACTTGAGGAAACCTTAAAATGAAACTAATCAAAGAAAGTGCACTTCAGTACTTATCCGTAAAGCTCCCGCTACTGGGGGCTTTTTTAATGCTTGCAGTTTTAGCAATACAGTGGGCCCTAGACTTTAATTTTATCCCTGAACAATATGCACCTTTTATCATTGGTACAGTCTTGCCAGCTTTGAGCTGGATAGGCCGTAAAATTGCACAGCCAAACCTGCAGCAACAATCTTTGGGATTGGCCACTATTACGGCAGGGCACAGTAATACAGACCTCGGTGCAATCAATGGCAAAGTGAAAGAAGCAGATTTGGTGACTAATTTCAGGAATGCGGTTTCTTTTTATTTACGTGAGGCAGGCCTTCAGGTCAAAAATGATGGTACCGGATCACAGAATGATCCGCTTTCATCGGCCATCAAGTTGATCAAAGGATCTAGTGTTGCGGTTGAATTCCATATGAATGCTGCAGCTTCCAAACAAGCGAATGGGGTAGAAACGATTGCATTGCCGAAAGACAAAAAGCTTGCTCAAGACCTATCCAAAGCTGTAGCAGATGCACTAGGCAGTCGTTTACGTGGTGATAATGGCTGGATTGATCAGAGCAAATCAGCACGGGGTCGTCTGGCATACGTGAATGCTGGCGGTTTGATTGTAGAGCTTGGTTTTATTTCAAATGAGGATGAATTGGCTCGATTTAATGCGCGTTACTGGATTGCAGCAAAAGCGGTGGCTAAAGTTTTAATTGAATATGAAAAAGGGGCATAACAAATGACAGCATTAACTATTGCCAGCGCACTTTCTCCAATCGTAGATGCCTATGGCGTTGGTCGTGAAATCGTTCAAACGACTGTCAATGCGATGGATGCAGCAGAAAAGGAACGTGATTCAGGAGCTGATAAAAAGGCTTGGGTATTGGCTTTCGTTAAATCATTCGTGGCTGATATTGGCCAAAATTGGGAACGTTGGGCGAAGGTGATTATTACATTTATTGACTTCGCAAAATCCGTATTTAACAACAAGCGATCCAATTAAGTTGTCCACTTATTTTTATGCCCTTGGTCTTCGGACTGAGGGCATCTTTTTTGTTTGTCTTGCAACTATTTTGCAACTATTGATTTTTATAATATTTATAAATTATTGAATAAATTAAAATTATTAATTATTTACCGCCAATCCATCATAGGTGCAACGGATATCCTGAAATCTTTTTGTTTGTCTATATTACCATTGATTTCAGTCATTTGTGTTGGTTCCTTAAGATGGATATAGTGGTGTATTTTAGCATATGGTTGCAATTTTTAGCTATCAATGCAACCATATTGCAACCATGAGATGGTTTCAATTTCCAAGGTTGCAATAGAAATGAGTACAATAACTAAGCGTGTTACATCCACAGGTGAGATTCGCTATCGAGCTTTGCTACAGATTCGTCGGGAAGACGTAAATTATACCGAATCCAGAACATTTAGTAAAAAATCACTTGCAGAAGCTTGGTTAAAAAAACGTGAAGTGGAATTGGAGACAAATCCAGAATTATTACATCAGAATAAAAAGTCCCAGATCAAATCAAATCTGACCTTGGCTGAAGCAATGGAAAAATACCTTGAGGAAGTCGCTAGCTTTGGACGCTCTAAACGCATGGGATTACGATTTTTATGTAACTGGCCGATTGGAAAAATAAAACTAAAGGACTTAAAAAGACAAGATTATAGTGCACATACATTGCTTAGGAAAAAAGGTGTTCCGGAAATTGACGCTTTGCCAATCAAGGCCAGTACAGCATTACAAGATTTACAATATATCAAATCTGTATTGAAATATGCAGAACAAACGTGGGGTGAAAAAGTTGATATTAGCGAATTAGATAAGGCAATGGCTGGGCTGCGAGATGCACGCATTATTACAAAATCCGTAAAGCGTAGTAGATTAGCCACATCTGAGGAATTGCAGATATTAACGAATTATTTTTATAAGAAATGGAAACAAAGACGTACAGCGATTCCTGTACATCTGATTTTATGGTTTGCTATTTATAGTTGTCGTCGTGAAGCTGAAATTTCACGGTTGAAACTGAGTGACTATGATAAAAAACATAAAGAATGGTTGGTAAGAGATCTTAAAAATCCGAACGGTAGAAAAGGGAATGATAAATTCTTTGTCATTGATGAAAATACACAAATCTTAATTGATGAGTTGATGAAACCTGATGTTCGGGAGCGGATGCTGAAATTGGGAGGGGACATAGACTTGCTTATCCCGATCAACCATAAATCTTTTGCGACTCGCTGGCAACAAGGATTGAAGATGCTAGGTATTGAAGACCTCCGTTTTCATGATTTAAGGCATGAAGGAGCGACTAGATTAGCGGAAAATGGTTTGACCATCCCGCAACTACAACAACATACACTACATGAAAGTTGGTCAAGTCTGGAGCGTTATGTGCAAATCAGACGTAGAAATAGCAGACTCGATTTCAAGGAAGCAATACAGAATGCAGAATTAGCAATGTCTAGTCTCAAATAAAAGAAACTTGCATGATGATTACTCATGCAAATTGCTCCAATCTTTTGCTGATATTTGACTTTGATTGTAAAGGTAAATTGCAAATAACTGTAAATCAACAAGATATGGCGATTTTTGCGAACTATCTGCTTTGAAAACTGGAAAAGGTAAATCTTGACGAGATGCACGCTTGTTCGCACTTTGCTTATTCATATGAGGAAAATAGTCTTTCAAAATAATTTCAAGTTGAACAACAGGTGCTTGATAACGCATTGTCAGCATTGAATATAAAGTGAATTCTGAATTTAAACTATTCATTAATATGCTCTGATAAAATAAGATCTGAGTTGAATTTATCAAATTAATTAAAAAAAAGATGAGATATATGCGAAAAATCAAAAAATAATTAATTTTTTATTATATCAGTAAATAATCTTTTGTTAGTTGTAGGTAATAACAACGTTTACTGCTAGCTCATTTAAAATAAATGAGCTAAAAGTATACTGCTTTACCTTTTAATTTATGATGTAGCCTTAAAAGGATTTTTAGGATCAGATAAAATCGCGTTTTTCTTATCGTTAAAGTTTCTACCTTGTTCTGAAAATTTAAATTCGTCAATTTCTGATTCTGAAAATAAATCTTTTCTAAAATAATTTTTAGTTTGATAAAACTCTATCATTTTAAGTGTAATCTCAAGATAATTCATTTCAATATCTTGAGATTTTAAAAATGATATAAGTACACTGCCAAGAAAAAACTTCTCATGATTCTCTTTCTTCCTATCTTTTATCTTCTGATTTCTTTGCTTATACGAATTATTCAAAGAATTTTTAATTTCATCGTGTGCTTTTTGTTTAATTTCATCTGGAATTTTTTTATTGTAATTTTTTAGCATCCTTAATGCTATTTTTAATCTTTCATCAGTTTGAGAGAAAGGGTCTTCATATCCGCTAAAATCAACGATATCATTTTCAATAAAAGAGCGATTTCTCTTTTCAATTGCAGAGATAGAATCCATTAATTTTTCAATTTTTTGTAATTCTAAAATTTTGTGATATTTATTTTTTAATCTTTTTGTGTCTTCTTCGGTAAATTGATTTTCTGTTTTCGATTGAATTAATTGGAGTACTAACTCATCTGAACGAGTACGTCTTGCTATCTGTTTTAAGTTTTTTTCAACCCTTAAAGTTATTTCATTCACTGTTAATTTAACTCTAGCCATTTTTAAACCATCTGTTTTTAAGAAAATGTTGGTATATCACAGAGTCTAAAAAAAATCGTCAAAAGTTGAGTTTTTCAAAAAATACTGCTCTTCTGTTAATTTTGACTGTTAGTAGTGGGACAGATAAAAAATCTTTTTTGCGAATGCAAAAAAGATTTTTTATATCTCGTATCCGTGTCTTTTAAATTATCGCTTCGCTCTCATTTAAAAGACACTTCTCCTCGTGCTGCGCAGCCCTGTTAATTTTTAAGTCTATGATTATTAATGATTATAGGATGTTACTCTTATTTTTAATTGGCGTTACTCTTATATTTTGATTCTGTTACTCTTATTTATTTAAGCTGTTACACGTATTTTATGAATCTCTTATGTGACTGTTTTTATTTATAAAAATTTATATTTTTGTTTTTTATCGTCTGTTACTCTTATTTTTGAGTTTTGTTACTCGTGCAATTTTATTGAATGTGTGTTTTTTGATCGAAATTTAAGTTTTTTTCATTTTTCTTCACGAAACGAATCATGAAATTTTAAAATTTTGTAGGATCCGATATTCCAATTAAATTAATATCGGAAGTAAAAATGTATTATTTTCATTTAAGTCACAACGTTAAAGGTGATAGTCAAATAAAATTGAGTGACGGTCATTCAAAGTATCGACTCTCAAAAAGTGCATATCACTATATTACTCGTACTTTATATTTTTCTAAGCATAAAAGTGAGATTGAAGAACTAGAATATTGTGCTTCATATCATATGCCAACATGGGTTGATAATCATCCCGATCAATTTTGGTATGCGGCAGATCAATATGCAAGTGTGACTCGACGGACTTCATCACATATTACAATCGCTTTGCCAAAAGAACTGGATAAAAATCGCCGTATAGAGTTGTCTGAAAGATTAATGTATGAATTTTGTGGTCAATATAAAATGCCATCAACAATCGCAATTCATAATCATGTGGCTGCGCTCGATGGGCAGTCAGAACAGCCACATTTACATTTATTATTTTCAGAAAAAAGTATGTTGGATAATATTCAACGTTCCCCAGAGCAGTTCTTTAAGCAATATCGTCAAAAAAATCCTGAAAAAGGAGGTGCATTAAAAATCACGGCTGATGTGCTTGGATTCGGTCGTAATATATTATTTCACTACCGAACACAAACTGAAAAAATAATAAATGAATTTTTAGAAAAATATGCACCCACAAAAATTATAGAAATTCATGGTATGGAAATCGAAGTGAGCAGTGCAGTATCGTGCTTATCTAATGAAGATTATAATAAAAAACATGGAACCAATTTAAAAACAGTCCCACAAATTCCAAGGTCATTACTCTATAGCACTGATCCTGAAGATCAAAACAAGGTAGCAGAATATAGAAAGAACATTCGGGAAATTCGTCAAAATAATCTGTATGAACTTTATAAAAAAGAGTATGAGCTAGCGTTGGCTAAAAAACGTGAACAGGAAAACCAGAATAAGCCACAACTTGATCAATCTAAAAAATTTGATTTTGACTTCTAATATCCTCATTAATAAACCAAAGATGATGACGGCTCACAAGCAAGCTC